CGCCTTACGCAGTAAGTGTGAATGGTGCTTACGGACCATGGGGATCGGACCTTGGGGTCACCTACGCGAACGGCACAGTCATGACCGCAGTAGCCTCCCCGGTCTTTGCTGGTCAGTACAGCGTTTCAGCTGGAACCTATACTTTCAGTGCAGCAGATGCTTCTGCTTCTGTCCTGATATCTTACGGTTACGTTCCAGCAGATCTGAGTCAAGCTGTCCTTATGTGGATTTCTCAGATTTGGTCTCAGATGGACAGAGTTGGAGTTTCTACAAAGAGTGTCGGAGGGAACGAGACTGTTTCTTATCTGAATGAGACCATTCCCAAATTCGTAGCTCTCGCTTTGAACAATTTCGTTCGAGTCATACCGATATGATTTCTGTATCCGTAAAAGGATCTGAGAAACTCCAACAGAGATTGCTCACCTCTGCAGACCGACTGCACCATGCCGTCATTAGACGAACACTTCGACTTGCCATTGAACTTGAGACATATGTGAAGACCAATAAACTTTCAGGTCAAGTCTTGAAAGTTCAGACTGGAAATCTTCGCAGATCAATTCATCACAGTGTTGGTGTGGAAGGTAGTGCAGTTGTCGGAAGAGTGTTCTCTGACGGGTCTGTGAACTATGCTCATATCCATGAGTATGGTGGAGTGACGCCACCTCATGATATTCTGCCTGTGAAAGCAGAAGCACTTCATTTCATGTATCATGGTAAGGAAGTCTTCGCGAAGATCGTTCATCATCCTGGCTCGAAGATACCTGAAAGGAGTTATCTGCGATCTGCTCTCAGCGATAAAGCTGAACATATCAAGACAGAATTAACAGCGGCTGTTAGAGAATCGGTGCGCTGATGTTAACCCAGACACGTGAGACAGTCATCAATGCAGTTCTTGCTCTTCTTCAAGGAGTGACCTTCTCTACATCAGTTCGTGGGCATACATCTTTCGTGACAGTGTCACGGCGTCTAGTTCACTGGTCTGGTGTGTCGAAATATCAACGTCCTGCTGCTTTTCTGACTGTTCATACAGAAACCCCTATCTACAGAAATGAACAGGTTCCTGCATATCAGAAGATCAGTATGAGAGTGTTTATCTATATTGATGCGTCAGATGATACATCAATTCCTGATGTTGATGTAGATACGATACTAGATGGTATTGATTCTGCTCTTCAACCGATTGGTGGTCAACCAAAACAGACACTGGGTGGTATAGTGTCCCACTGCAGAATTGAAGGCGACATAATTCGAGATCCAGGAGACATGGACGGTGACGGAATTATCATTGTTCCATTGGCTGTGACCTTAACCTGAGGAGACTAAGTTGTGACCGACGATAGCCTTAACGTAGTCGCGCCTAGCGCGCTGGAACCGGCGCCAGAGCCTTTTGCAGCCTCGCTGGAGGCCCTCGAGCCGGCGCCCCTTACGGCGGTAACGCCTACGCCGGTCCCCGGTCCAGAGAGCCCCGTAGCGGCTCCAGTTATGCCCGTTTCGTCTGTTCATCTGGCGATCGAGAAGTGGTTCGCCTCAGTATTTCCGGGATCGCAGATTGCTTCTGCACCGGGGAACTGGAATAAACTCCTAGAAGCCAAAAGTGCTCTCATGGAGATTGTCGCCATTCATGCGAATGCTTCGCTGAAATAAGGAGTACACATTCATGACTACGCCGTTCGATGCATTTGGTCCTGGGGTACTGGTTGTCACCAGGACTGACGTTGCCAACTCCACTCCTGTGAACGTCGGATATGCCAACACGTTCAACGTGCAATTCCAAGGTTCCATCAAGGAATTGTATGGACAGAATCAGCTTCCGCTTGATGCTGCTCGTGGTACCATCAAAGTGACTGGAAAGATCACTGCCGCGTGTCTTTCTGGTATCGCGTGGAACAACTGCTTCTTCGGTGACACGTTCACCTCTGGTGGTATCCAGTGGAACTTAAACGAGGCTCACTCTGTTCCTGGTACTACCCCCTTCACTGTCACTGCAACGAATGGCGCCACTTTCGATCAAGATCTGGGTGTGACCTATGCAGTGACTGGATTGCCTTTCACGAAAGTCGCTTCTGTCTCAGCCATCGGTCAGTATTCTGTGAACACTAGTACTGGTGTCTATACGTTCTATTCTGGAGATGCCAGCGCGGCAATTCTTCTCACGTATACGAGCACTGTGACTGGTGGACAGACGTTGGCCATCAACAACCAGCTTCTCGGATATGCGCCACTCTTCCAGTTGGATTACTACACCATGCGCAACAATGCTGCATTGGTGGCGCGTTTCTATCAGTGCCAGCTGGCGTCTTTGAATCTTCCGGCCAAGTTGGAAGATTTCATGATGCCCGAGATGGAAGTTCATATGTTCGCGAACACAGCTGGACAGCTCGGCAAACTCTACTTCCCGCAGGTCTCGTAACCTGACGGATATACCAAACTGAGGAGGGACTACACTATGCGACCACAACCAGAGACTGTATCTGTTTCAGGATACGAATTCACCATCAATCCACTGACACTCGGTCAAGTTCGGCGTGTTTACGAGATCATGCGCACACCGAATATGGATCAATTCGAACGTACTTTGAAGATCATTATGGTTGGTCTGGAGAGGAATCATCCAGAATCAGTCAAAGCCATCGATGAACTTGTCATTTCCTACGATCAAATCGAACTCATCGCCGCAGCCACTCTTCGTATGGGTGGTTTTATGCGAAGAGGAGATGATCCGACGGGGGAACTGAAGCCTCTCCCGAGCAGTGGGACCTGATATACGGTCGACTTCTCTGTGAGGGGCGAACCTTCGAGGAGATCGATTTAATGACGATCTTCGATCTCGAGATGATGAGTCTTCATAGAAGCACCAATCCCTCTACTGAAGTGCTTGTGGGGCTGATTGCTCGGTGGGCTGGAGCCTGGAAACCCTCAACGCAGAAACCAGTTCGGATCTCATCTGCTTCTCCGGGAGCACAGAAACCTCCCGATCCCACTGCTGCATTGAGAAAAGCATTTAGAGGGACCAACGTAACGGGTCTCGGGGAGAACTTCATTGGCATATGACGTCGAGGTAACATTTGGTGGTGACACCTCAGATGCTGAGACGTCTTTCACCCGACTGAAGAATTCTGTCCTGGGATCTCTTAACTCTATGGTCGATGGAGTTCAGGAGACCTCGGCCAAATTCGGCACGATGACGAAAGCCATAGAGGAACTTGAGCGAACCGCCCGGTCTGCCAAATCCGTTGTCGGTGATGTCTCTGGTCTTCTCACTTCTGGCTCGATGTCAGAAGCCATCACCCACACGTCTGATGCAGTGAGAGATGCAGCGGGAGTTTGGCTGCACTACAGAGAGTCTGTATGGGCTGCTAAAGCCGCTGTAACCGAACTGATAAAGTCCAATCTTGAAGCATATGCCGTTGACAAGTCCTATGGGAATCTGGCAACAGTCACTCCTGTTGCCAACAAAGATACCCTTTCTTCTCTTTTTGCTTCGTTCAGAGCGCCTGATCTCACGCATATTAGCCCAGAAATCGACAATCTGGCCAAGAGTTTTGATAGACTCATAATTTCTGATCCACGCAGCAAACTGAACGAAATCAGTACTACACTAGATGTGATGAGTCACATTAATACTTCAAAAGTCAATCAAGAAATCTCCATATTAATTAACAGTTTGAGCATGCTTCGTCAGTCTTCAGATTGGCTAGCAAGCGGACATGTTTTTGCTGATTTGGGTAACATGCTTGTTGCCACAGATCAGTTTCTTGATTACCAGAACCGAGCCATGGCTGTATCAGCCAGCGGTGTCAGCGAGAACCTTGCCAATGCTATCACAGAAGCAGGAAACTATGCTTCTGTGATGGAAGTGATAAAAGGTATCAAAGGTAGTGGTGTCAACGCGGGAAACAGTGGTATCGGTGGCTTCATAACAGATATCACCAATGGCTCTGCAGACACCCTGAAGGGTGGTCTTGATATCATAATCACACAATTGAAGGAGATACCAGGTCTCTCTGATCAAGCTGCCAGCGAGATTGCGTCTAGTTTCGTGACTGTTGACGGTACTACTGGTCAGTTAGTGTCTAATCTGACCAATATCGCTGTCAGATTAGGTAGAAATCAAGAAGAAGCTCTCGCTTTTGCCAAAAGTTACACTGACTCAATAGCTGCTGGAAAGAGTCAATCTCAGGCTGCTGATGAAATTGCTCAGCAGGTGAGCAATAGATACGATGCGGTGACGAGAAAATTAAATGAGCAGAAAGAGTCATACAAAGAACTTGGTGTGCTCGGTCAGATACTGGCTCATTCACTAGATGGTGAACTCAAGACTGCAGAAGAAGTCAAGAGTCAGTTAGATAGTCAAGTTGCTTCTTTGAAAGAAGCTGCAACTGCTGCTGATACATACAAAGCCAGCATGGCTAATGTGAAGGATGAAGCTGATCAACTATTGACGAAACTCCGGTCAATGTCAGATATAGACCGATTGGGGGATATTGCAGGACAACTTGATAAAATTTACAAAGCATATGGAAATCTCGGTGGTGGTGACACACCTTCTACTGGTGATGCTGCCACACTGATAAAGCATTTTGAGGGTTTCAGTTCTAAAGCTTATAAGGACAGCGATGGTGCATATCGAGTTGGGTATGGGTCCGACACATACCAGACCGATCCTGATGACCCAAATTCCAAAAAGAATGTTGGTCCGGCTACTCAAGTAACCCAAGAACAGGCTGACGCTGATCTAGAACGAAGAATCCCTGAGTTTCAGGCTGGTATTATTCATCAACTCAGTGCTGAGGACCTTCAAGGTAATAAGGCTGATGGTCAGAAGATGTGGGATGATTTACCTGAGAAGATACAAGCCTCACTTACATCCATCGCGTATAACTTCGGTCATGTTCCTGATTCGATACTAGACGCTGTCGCGCGATCTGGTGCCGGACAGCCTGACAGAGACAGCATCGACGCTAGTGTGATCAGTGCAGCCATACGTGGATATAAGACAGATTCTCCACGTCTTAAAGAGAGGATGTACCAGACTGCTCAAAATATAGATTCAGATGATTATGATGCTGAGAAACACACACCAGCTGGAAATTTACGAGGTGGTGGGGAAAGTGTAATGACCCCAGCGATAGAGGAGATTACTAAGAAACTCATCGATCGTTCCAATGAGATTCAGCAAAAGTTAAATGGTGGAACACCGAGTCAGAAAGCTGCAGCTGATGCTCTTGATCGGAGTGCCTCTGGTCAGGGAGATACACTGAAAGATAAAACAGAAGCAGTGGCGGCAGCTCAGCAAGAATATGAAGCTGCTCAGAGTCAAGAAGTGAAGCGGCAGAAACTTGCAGATCTTCAACGAGCTCAGGTCGCTCTTGCTCAAGCGGAGGTTGAATACAACAAAGCTCTCATTCCCATCTCTGACACGAAACTCGAGAAAGCGAAAGCTATCTACGATATAGAGATGAAAGCTGCTGGAGATGATGTTGTCAAAAAGAGAGCTGCTCAAGATACATACGATGCAGCGGTAAGAGAAGATCGTTCAGAACGAAACAAAATCACTGCTGATCAATTAGATTCTTCTTATCAGGCGACTTTAGCCGATTATCAGCGTAAGAGAGATTTAGCTGAGGAAGATAAGAAATCTCACGTTCTGAATGCATCTCAGAAATTAGCAGCTGATCTAGCTCTTGAACAGAGTCGTTATCAAGCTGAACTCGATTATCATACGAAACTTGCGGCACTTTACAAGACCAATGATCCTTCAGATACGACGAGTGCTCTGGAGTATCAGAAACAGCAGGATAAGATCACACAGATCACGGCTGCAGAAGGCAAGAAGCGAGAAGACATCATCAAAGCTGATAATGCAGCTATTCAAGCGGAGTATGATCAAGTATTCAACAAAATCGGAGGTACAGTCACCAGTGGTATCATGGGAATGATACAGGGGACTGAGAATTTCCGCAAGGTACTTCAGCAAGTGGCATTAGACATAGTTCAGATGTTTGTTAAAGCTGGTGTAGACATGGTGATGCACTGGATAGAGCATCAAGCGATGATGACTGTAGCTACAATCACTGCACAGACTCAGCAAACTGCTGCTACAGCTACTGGATCAGCAGCCAGAACAGCTGTTGTTGTCGGAAGTGCTGCAACAGGTGTCGCTGCAGAGAAGTCGATGAATGCTGCTGCTGTCAGTTCTGATGCTGGGAAAGCCGCTGCTGGTGCTTACTCAGCTGTTGCTGGCATACCGCTGATTGGTCCATTTCTTGCTCCCGGTGCTGCTGCTGCGGCTTTTGCTGCGACGATGGCTTTTGGATCATTTGATACAGGATCATGGTATGTTCCACAGAGTGGTTTAGCTTTCATTCACGAAGGTGAAACTATCATACCAAGCCGGGGAGGGCTCGCTGAGGAGTTTCGAAATGCTGTGACTGGTGGTGGAGCTTCTTCGAGTCCTCATGTTCAGATGAATGTTAGTGCCGTCGATACCGAGGGTGTCAGGCAGTTTTTCTCGAACAATTCACGTCATCTGACTACAGCTTTGAACGATGCTATGAGGCGAGGTGATCATCTTGGTCTCAGTAGATTAGGGGGATCTTAATGCCTAGTTTCCCCACTAATCCGTACATCTATGGCGTGAATGTTATCCCATCTTCGGGAGAGTTTCTGTATGACACAGTAGCATATTCAGGAAAGCCAATTGGGGCTTCCAGCTATGGAAGAATCAACACATACTATGCTGGAGGAGGAACAAAGACTGATTTTTCCTACTCTTTGGATCAACTTCAGCAGGTTCTTCCGAACTGTGGTTTCGTCGCGCTTACCGTACAATGGATGGGTAGTTCTCTAGAACTGGCTTCATGCCAGGTATATCCATCTTCTACATATTGGAGTAATTCTGCAGTTGGTGCTTTCGAACCTACAGCTGGTGGGACTGATAGTTGGAGAGTCTCAGGGTTGACTTTGGCGAGCTCTGGCCTTATTCCTATCCTCACCACCAGTTCTGGTGCCTCAATATATGGTGGAACTCCATCCGATCAGAGTGTTGTGCGAGCAATTCAAGCCATTAAGGCTCGTGGTCTAAAAGTGGCTTTGTATCTGTTAATCAACATGAACATATCTAATCAACCGTGGAGAGGGTTGATAACACATTCTCCTGATGTGACTACAGCGGCAGACTCAGCAGTCAGCAGTTTCTTTGGAACAGCAACTACAGGGCAGTTCACTCAAGATTATACCAATCTGACCGTAGAGTACTCGGGTTCACCAACGGATTTCACTTTCCGCAGGTTCGTGCTGCATTACGCGAACCTGTGCTGTGTAGCGGGAGGTGTGAACCTGTTTTGTATGAGTTCAGAATTAAGAGGGATAGAGCAAGTCCGTGGCTCAACATGGACTGAAGCTGGAACTGTGACTGGAGGTATCAATTCCTGGGATTATCCTGCAGTAACAGCCCTCGTACAATTAGCTGCGGACTGTCGGTCAGTTTTCAATACAGCTGGCTATACAAATAATCTCTCCACACGGTCAAATCTTATAACATACTCACCAGACTGGTCTGCATGGACTGGATGTCAGCATACTGGAATATCAGGGATATTTCCTCATCTTGATGCTCTGTATGCCAGCAGCAATATTGATCTCGTGAGTTTTGACAACTATCTTCCGATAAGCGATTGGACCACAGGATCGGGAGGTCTTGACGCTGCCAATTGGAGAGGTGCTGTCAATACGACATGGCCTAATACTTCTCCTGGAACTATGGGGATAGGTCTTACATCTACTCCTGATATTCACGATGTGAACTATCTTAAGTTCAATATGGAACGAGGAGAGCGATTCGACTACTATTATGCAGATGCTACGACCAGTGTCGCTTTTGATCCAGCTGGCACAGGTCAATACATGACTGTCCCACAGGGAGATCGTGCATCACAGTCTCGGAATCAGTATTATGCTGGTCAACAGCTATTTGCTTACAAGATGTTTCGCTGGTGGTGGAACAATTACCACAAGGCTGTGTATGATTCTGGTGATGGGAACGGTCTCATTCCTCGCGGCAGCAATACAGCTTGGGTGCCAAACTCTAAATCCATTATGTTCATGGAGTATGGTTTCGCTTCCATTGATCGACATACCAATCAACCCAACGTTTTCTTCGATCCGAGTAGTGTGGAAAGTGGAGTTCCTTATTGGGGTCGGTTGAATCCTGGAGACGGAGATTCTTTAATTCCTCAGAGAGATGACTTTCTGATGTATTGTGGACATCAAGCATGGGGAACGTATTGGGGACCGAGTAGTCCGAACAATGTGACAGTCGGTGGTGTGGCATTAATAGCCACTGATATGGTATTTGCTTGGAACTGGGACGGTCGCCCGTTTCCGACATTCCCACAGCGAACTGATCTGTGGTCAGATGCTGGAAACTGGCAGGCTGGATTATGGCTCGGTGGAAAGGGTCCGTTCCTACCCAAAGCCACAGTAGACGCTCCTCCCGGTCCTGGCTCTTACGCAACCATGCCAACTCTGGTTGGAATTCAATGGGACATAACGTACACTCCGGTGTTCTCCACAGTCACAACTATGAAGGTATCGGGGAGGGAGACACGTCGTGCTAAGATGTTCTCTCCGCTCTGGAGTATAGAACTCAAATATGATCGACTTCGGTCAGATAGTCTGGCAGAATTACAGTCTCTGGTTGGGTTCATTGAGTCTATTGGCTCGATGACAACTCCATTTTTGTTCACCCCGCCAGGAGCTTTAGGCGCGTATATAAGCGCGCCGTTAGGTACGGGCGACGGCGTGACAACGTCGTTCATAGTGCAGCGATCAATAGCGGGATACCTGGATACTGTTCAGGCTTTCACATCTATAACTGGCGTGTACGTGAATGGCACACCGACTGTAGCCTATACTACATCGATATTACCATTGACTGTAGTCTTCACCACAGCTCCAGCCAACGGCGCAGTGCTGACCATATCTTACTCAGCAGCACATCTGGTGAGGTTAGCTAGTCCGACCACGAAACTGGAACAGATCACCAGTATTCTCTGGCAACTTGGAAGTCTGATGCTGGAGTCAGTGAGATCATGACTTATCCAGTGTTTCCTTCTCTTCCTGGTCAAGGTTGGAGTGTCCTGAAACAACCGACATACTCCACGCTCTTGGTGACGCAGGATTCTGGACGAGAGACTCGTCTTGGATTATCAGCTCGTACACAATATGAGTTTGAAGTTCTATTCGATGGTCTCGATTCGAGTGGTCTCTTTCCTGGGTTGACTACCAGTAGTCTTCAGACATTTCTTGCTTTTTTCATGACCTGTCAGGGACAGTTACAGCCATTTCTATATCAAGATCCAACAGATTACACGGTCACTGCTCAGACTTTCGGAACTGGAGATGGTACAACTAGGACATTCACGCTTGGCAGAACTATCGGCAGCAACTATGCTGCTGTCTCATACATAAACACCATCACGACTGTGACAGTTGCTGGTACACCGACTGCTGCTTACACAATCGTTTATCCTAACTCAATCACGTTCACAACTGCTCCTACAGCATCTACTACACTTGCCTGGACAGGAACATATTCGTTCCTATGTAGGTTCCTCATTGATAAATTAGATCTCATCTGTGTTGCCAGCAGTCTTTGGCAGTGCAAGAGTGTCAAATTCAGGCAGATCCGATGAAAGTCACAACGCCAGCTGCACTTACATTTCTCAATAGTCTGCGTCCTACAGGTGATGCTGCTCTGTTGACAGCTAATCTGTACACAATCAGCCTCACAGTCGGACCATATGCAGGTTCTGTTCTTACGTACACGGACATAGAATTTCCAGTTCTATGGAATAGCTACACATATCTCGCCAATTCACTCATGTTGAGTGGAGGGAAATACAAGTGCTCTA